AGGTGAAGCAGATCCTAGAGATGAACGAGATGATCCTACGGATCTTAGTTTCTTTCAAAATTTATTTTCAGGTGGGTTTGATTTTGATATGGGAAGAGATTCTGAATCAGAACTAAATATCGGTGCAGATTATTTCTATGATGAGCCTATGCCTATGGGAGGTGAAGCTGATCCTAGAGATGAGAGTGATGATGTAATAATGAATTTTAATGAGGGTGGTGAAGTCAAAGCAGACTTTGATGGTAAAGATGATGAGGATGAGGATGAAGGTGATCCACCACCTCTAGCTAAACCTGAAGAAGTAGCAGATGATATACCTGCCCTCTTGTCAGAAGGAGAATATGTACTACCTGCTAATGTAGTAAGATATTTAGGCGTAGAGCGTATCATAGAGATGCATCGTAGAGTTCTAGCTGAGATACAGCAGATGGAAGATCTAGGCATGATCCAGAACGTAGATAAGAATGGTAAGCCTGAACAAGACGATACTGAGATGAAGTTTGCTGAAGGAGAAGAACCAGAAGAAGGTGTAACCAAAGGCACTATTATTATTGCATCAGCTAAACCAAAAGGTATGATGTGTCCAGAGCCATTAAGGTTTAATGGTGGTGGTACTGGAACAAACGATAATGATGATCCTGATGCAAGGGATGAACAAGAAGGTACAGGAAATCCTGATCGTGATAGAGCCAGTGAAAAATCAGAAACTCAAAGTAATCCTAATGAAGATAGAGCAAGAGAAAGAGAAAATGAAGTAGGTTTTTCAACAAATCCTAATGAAGATAGAGCAAAAGATCCTACTACTGGCTTAGATCCAGAAGGTTTTGGATTTGGATTTGCTAAAGCAACAAAGGAAGGTTTAGCAAAAGCTCAACAAGCAATTACAGATATAACAGGTTATAATCCTCCTCCTTCTGCATCAAGAGATAGAGAAAAAGCAGAAAAAGATATGGGTCAACCTGGTGATTCAGATTTTGAATTTAAAGAACCTGAAAAAATAACAGAGGATGAAATAAAAGTAGATCAGGTAATAGAAGATTTACAAAGTAAGAATGTATACATTGAGGGAGTAGGTTATATCCCTCTTGCAAGTTTAATGTCACCTAGAGATGATATAGTAGTGTGACATTAATATTGGCTACCTACTACCCTTCTCGCGGTGAGAAGCTACTAGTAGCCCCATAAGAAGAAAGTAAATAAAATGGAAGCAGTACAACAAGAAGTAAAAAATGCACCTATGCGTTATAGTAAGAAAAGCATTGAAGATGAAGAAAGAGAAATTGAAGAACTAGAAGCTCAAAGATCTGGTCAAGAAGAAGAATCAGATGAGAATCTAGGTGCTGAAGAGAAAACCTTTAAGAAAAGGTATGGTGATCTAAGAAGACACACTCAACAGCTACAAGAACAACACACAAATGATATAAGAAAGCTACAAGAACAGATTGAGAGCTTAACTAAGAAACAGGTAAAGCTACCAAAGTCTGATGAAGAATTAGAAGAGTGGTCTGAAAAGTATCCAGACGTTGCAAAGATAGTAGAAACTATTGCTACAAAGAAAGCACTAGAAGCTAGAGAGGATGTAGAGAAGCGACTTAAATACGTAGATGAACTACAAACTAAGGTTACTCTAGAAAAAGCCGAAGCTGAACTAGAGAAGTTACATCCAGACTTTGCAGAGATAAGGGCTGATGAAGCATTCCATCAATGGGTTGCAGATCAACCTAAGTGGATACAGTCAGCACTCTATGAGAATGACAATGACCCTAGAGCTGCAGCTAAAGCTATAGATCTGTATAAACTAGAAACAAAACAGACTAAGCCTAAGACTAATACAAGAGATGCAGCCAAGTCAGTAAAGAGATCATCCAGAGCAGAAGAACCCAAAACTCAAGATCGTAATGTATGGTCTGAGTCGCGTGTTAAGAATCTTTCTGCTAAAGAATGGGATAGATATGAAGAAGCTATCTCAGAATCAGTTGCAAATGGTACATTTGTTTATGATTTAACTGGAGCTGCAAGATAAAAAAAGTCTTGACAAATTAATTAAAATGTGATATACTTTGTCACATTAATAAAAACTTAGCTTTTATGGCTAGTTTTTCGGAGCCTCTTAGTAATAAGACTACCTCCTGTTTATGCTAACTGAAGAAGTTTCAACTACCTACTATCAATAGGCCAGGATTATCCTACACCCTAGAGATGTAGCCTTGAATTGTCAATAGTTGGCTCGTTTCGATAATAGCCGAAAGGAGATGACCAATGGCTTTTAAGACTGCTGCTGGTTACGGAAATCTACCTAATGGTAACTTCTCACCTGTTATTTACAGTAAGAAGGTACAGTCAGCTTTCCGTAAAACTAGTATCGTAGAGGATATTACCAACAGTGATTACTTTGGTGAGATCGCTAATTTTGGTGATACAGTACGTATCATTAAAGAACCTGAAATTACGGTTCAAGAATATGCAAGGGGTACGCAAGTAACTCCTCAAGACCTAACTGACGATGACTTCACACTTGTTGTCGATAAAGCTAACTACTTTGCTTTTAAGATCGATGACATTGAAGAAGCACATTCTCACGTAAACTTTGAATCAATGGCAAGTGATCGTGCAGGATATCGTCTAAAAGACCAATTTGACCAAGAAGTGCTAGGTTACTTGTCTGGTTTCAAACAAACTGCATTGAGTACTGTCGCAAGTACAGCTAACGATGTTAAGTCTGGAACTGATCCTGTAACTGCTGGTTCAGATGGTTTACTATCTAGCATGGAACTTACTCATGGGGATTTCGCATCAGGTGGTACTGCTGCTAACTCAATCGCCATGTCTGCATCCAATGCTTCTGCTGTTGCTACACCATTAGCAATACTTAATCGTATGTCTAGACTTCTAGACCAACAAAACGTAGACCGTGATGGTCGATGGGTTGTTGTAGATCCAGTATTCGCAGAAGAGTTGAATGATGAAAACAGTAAGCTTCTAAACAATGATTTTGCTGGTGGACAAAATGCTGGTGACCTTCTAAGGAATGGTCGAGTAATTTCTGGCTTAATCAGAGGTTTTAGAGTTTATATGTCCAATAACCTTCCTTCCATAGGAACAGGTTCAGGAACAATCGCAACTGCTGGTTCTCAAACTAACTTTGGTGTGGTTGTTGCAGGACATGACTCTGCTGTTGCTACAGCTTCTCAAGTAGAGAAGGTAGAAACCTATCGTGACAATGACAGCTTTGCTGACATAGTTCGCGGTATGCACTTGTATGGTCGCAAGATTCTTCGTCCTGAAGCTCTTGTTCGCGCCAAATACAACTTGTACTCGTAAGGGAGAATAGATCATGGCTACTTTTGATATGACATCTTCCGCTACAGGAGGTGTAAACGCTGACTCGATTGCAGCTCATAACTCTTCTGAGAAGATCGCGTACAGCATGGAAGCAGTACTAGACATTGCTTCGATTACAGGATACTCCTGCACTAACGGAGACATCTTTCAGTTGTTAGAAATTCCTGCAAACAGCGTAATACTTTCTGCTGGTTGTGAAATTCTAACTGCTTTTAATGGAACCTCACCAACTATTGATGTTGGTACAAATGCAGGTGACACTATAATTGATGGTGGTGATGCAGCAACTGTTGCTTATCCAGCAAAAGGTACTAATGGTGCTACATTAGGAACTTTTTCAGCCTTAGTAACAACTGCTGATACAATCGATGTTAAACTAATTGCATCATCTAATGATGTTACAAGTGGTAAACTTCGTGTATGGGCAGTAGTAGCTGATATTGCTGATAAGAGCGCAGCGGCAACTTCTGCAGCTAGGGATGCCTTAGCTTAATAGATTTTGGGGTGGTTCATATTTGGACTGCCCCATCTTCTTTCTTTTGGATTTAAAATGGCAACTACATTTCTTACATTAACTAATGA